TGGCCTGATCTTCCTCAATTTCCTTATCAATTACTTCAATTTCTTCATCATTCTGGTGAAGGATTTGATGACGAACCTGGGTATGGGAGAAATACTGTCCAACAAATGGAGCGGCCATGGTCAGGAGGTTCAGACGGTTTTGCATAAGCTGATCATCCACCGCTTCCTTGAAATAATTGTCTTTGATGAAATCGAACCGAATATAAGGGGCTATTTTCTGGAAATCTTCAAAGGTCATAACCTCTTTCAGGACCAGTTGCTTTTCCAAAAGCTTAACAAATAGCATTCCGAAGCGGGTTCGCATCCGGGTAATCATCTTCCCGAACTTGATCTCATTGCGGGTAATACCGGTGGCGGTACCGATACCCTCATTATACTCATTATCCGGGTCCAGACGGGTAACCGGAACATGCAAGGAAGCATAGAGTTTCTTCTGAAAATACTGAATATCGTCCAGGTTATTGAAGGCCGTCCCGGGCTGGAGAACATCAACTTTGGTACCTTGTCCTTCCCCTCTGGTCGGTAGCCAATAGTCTTCCAGCATATTCATGAATTTGCGGTTGTCGGAGATAGTCCCGTCTGAGACATTATAATCCAGCCGATTCTTGTGCTTGACCATAATGTCTCTAACGTATTGTTCGGCCTTCATTTTTGGGAGATTACCAACATCGATATGCCAGACCCTTCGTTCCGTTGACCGGGCCAGACGATAGATAACGGCGGCATCTTCCAGGGTCCGAAGCTGGTTTAGGGGTTTAATGGCATTATGAAGATAGGAAATAACCCTGGTTCCGGCCGGATCAGTCAGGCCAGATGTCACATAGACGATAGTATCCTTGGCGATCTTGATACCCCCGACATTAGTCGCCCCGGCCGGACTACCCGGCTGGTTAATAAAGGATTTGGAATTGTAAAGATAATACTCATTGACGGTCTGTTGGATAGTCTCTGATGTACTGAGAGGGCTGGAGGTACCGCTAATCTTCCTCTGAACGACTTCCCGGATTTTTCGTATCTTACGGGGGTCAATCAGACGAACCTCTTGAAGCCCATTTTTAAGATTTTCCTTGTCTTCAATGGCATGAAAATACATCCTTCCGTCAATATACCAGCGACGAATCAGGTCATAGCCATGCCGCCGAAAGTCAATCATCTGAAGGACTTCATCAAAGGCATCTTCAACGGCGGACTTAACGGCGGACGATTGGGCTAGGTCATCCAGAATGATTTTGACGGAATCGGCTTCATCCCCGGAGATCATCTCAGAGACGACTTCATCAATGGCACTCTCCACCTCCGGATGCATTGCCATCTCTCTGTATTTGGTGATTAATTCCGCATCCGAACGGGTGTTTCCGTCCAGGTCAATATACTGACCATGGGCCCCGGAAGCTGCGATGGTAACGGCCCCGTCGTCCGCATCTTTCAGCGGAGTAGGGGCCAGGGCTACCGGTTCAAGTGTGGGTTCTTTCTTGAAGAGCCAACCAAAAAGTTTATCGACTTGGGACATTATCTATTTACTCCCGTCCCCATGGGGATATTTCACTGTTTCTTAAACATTACCAATTCTAGATGATAATGATGATCCAAAATCACCAACGTCATAAGATGCAGGAGCAATTTCAGTGGAGTCAGCCTGGAATGTACCGGCCGGTGCCCAAAAGTCGTAGGCAAAACGTACATCGAACATTTCGATGGCATTACCTTCCCGCCAATTCAACATGATGTCGCCCACCCCAATCGGAAACATACCGTAGAAGTGATACTGTCGAACGATTTCGCCGGAACGACTAAGCTGTTTGACAATCACGTCGTCAACTTTAGTGTCCATAATATCAGAGGATTGAGCTAGGTTGCCGACATGAGAATTCATCTGGTTGGACCAAGCTTCGAAGAAATCTCTGATCTTGAAATCCTCATCTTCCATGATGGAGATCGTCCAGGGATCAAAGGTTCGTTCTCCCGGAAGCGGAATGGTTCGGCCCATATAAGCCACCGGGATAGCTCCCATCATTGAGGATGGAAGGGTTGCGGCTGTACAACGAAACTTGAAGAGATCATCCCCAAGCTGAACGGTCTGGGGGGCAATTGTCCGAAGGTTGGATATGTTCGGAAACATGACTTCGAAGAGAGAAGGACGCGCTCCTCCCTTGGGAAGGGCGTTACTGCGAAATTGCGCGATATTGAAACTCACGGTTGTATTCTCCCTAGACTGTTATTCTTGTTATTTATCACGAATTGAAATACTTCCTACGCTTGCTATCAACGTCGGTATCACCGGTCTTAAAATGCTTATGAAGATGTCGGGCCAAAGCACCATTGAAATTGTTATTAATGGCATCGGCTAGAGAATGACCTTTTTTAAGGTCTTCATGGGCCCGATCAGCCGCTCCCAGATAATGACCTAAAGCGTAATGATTGTAATAGTGTTTTGGGTTTTTAATGGACTTTTCTTCTTGCTTACGATCATATCTGGTAACGGCATGACCCATTTCAATTCGAACATCATCATGACCTTCATAAATCGGGATGGTTTCTTCTTTATGGAGATTCCCAAGATTGTTAAATTTACCCTTTTTGAAAAGCTTCCGGGCTGTCCCCATATGCTTTTCATGTCGGGCCTTAATCCGGGCTGAATCTTTCGGATGATGACCAGCCGGACCCCAATACATCATTGGTGCGGCCCGGGATTGTCTTTCGACGCTCCCAAGCTTTCGGAGATAGGACCTTTTGACCTTATCGGAAATCTCATTTAACTGAGACTCCCGGATTTCAGTGTATAGCTTTTTCCATTTTCCCATGGTTCTTTACCCTTCTTAGAACTGAATCTTTTCGGCTTCATCGAAGGACAAAGTAGGCGGCACTGATATAAAATTAAGCTTGATCCAGTTAATAGAGTAGTTAGGACGAATAAAGATGTCCGCTATGAACTGGTTGCTCTGAATGACAAACGCCGTATTGTTGGTTGCGTCACAACGAACAAGGAAGTCCGTAATACCTCTCCTGCTCTTGATGTCCCGCAGGAATGGATTAACCATTGCCTTGAACTGTGAGCGGGTAAACTCATCATTGAATTCAAAGAGGGTAAACTTCGCGGCCGTCGCAATGGACTTCTCCAAAACAATGAACAAACGACGGACATTGATTCGATTGAAGGCCGATGGCTTAGCCAACATGGTCTTGTCGCCAAAGAGAACGGTGCCCAGACCCTGGAAGCGAACAACCGGGTTCACCCCGTTGGTATAAAGGGTATCTCTTTCAGACTCCCGGGGATTCCAGGCAAGTTGAACAACGTTTTTGATGTTGCCTCTGTTGAAGCCCGCAGGAGACCACCATTGAGCGTTGGTGAAATCGACTTGAGCACAAAGACCCGCCATATCACCATTCAAAGGTACCCACCGGAAAACGTCATTATACCTATCGTACATTTTCTTGTAACCCGAATCCATGAAGGCATAAGAAGAAGAAGGCATGGTATTGCGGGCCGTCACAATATCAGAAGCCTCAAAGCCTCTGTTATTCACCACAAAGCTGGGATCGGGGGATGAAAAGACCACACAATCCTTACGCTTTTCCGCGATGTTGTTAATCAACCAAGTCGCAAGCTGAGTGTTGGCATTGATCGCCTCTCCTCTGGCCTTACCGGTCATGATCAGAGAAATATCAATATTTTCCGTCGAAGAAAATAGATCATAGCCTCTGACGATTGCTCCCAGTTGGATTTCTGATTCATCCAAACCGTCCGAACCCCCATAAAACTGCAAGTTTAGAGGGGCTGTTCCGGTTGCGGAAGTAAGCAATGCCGCTGTTCCGGAAGTTGCCGTTGAGCGATCCGTCGCCCACCAGATTTTGGTGGAACGTTGGTTGATGACGTTCTTATAGTAATTGGTTGTACCATTACCATTCTTGGAGTCGGTAGCCCGACTCATGGAAGGAAAGACCTCCAGGACTGTCCCCGGAACACCAGAGAATTCCCCGCCTTCATCAACGACAACCACATGCAATTCGTCATAGGCTGAGGTATTACCAAACTGTAGTTGATAATCGGACTGTCCGGGACGAACGCCCAGGACATTATAGAATTCCCAGAAACGAACTAGGGTGTTCTGGCTGGAGTTAGCAACCAACTTCAGGGTTTCTTCCGCAGTGATTGTGAAAGAATAAACGTTGGAGGTTGCTGAGACTGTACCGGTATTAGAAACCTTCATGAACTGAAAGCCCATGGTGGAGTTACCGATTTGAATTAGGTCACCTAGGGTCAAAGATGCATGGGCCGCTCCCGCAACAGCGTTCGCCGCCGTAACATTCCCGGCATTGGCAGTATCGGCAGGAGTAACCGTTATAATGATGCTGTTGGAGCCAACGTTGGAAACCAAACCAGAGGCCGTTGCGTTGATCTGGGCGTTGGGAAGAAGGTTGGTATTGGATGAATATTGGGTATTGGAGTCACAAACCCCCACTCTCAGGGAGTTACCCTTTGAGCCCGGATAGCGGGCAATATACAGGGTTTCAGAGTCAAAAGTGCCATCTTTGGTGGAGTAGTCAATTTGGTTATTGACGGTTTGTCCGGCCCATTCGATATTTTGTGTGACAACTTCCTGACCAATAGCGGAATAAAGGGTAGGGTCCCGGAAGATTGCATCAACGGAAGTGACGTTAGCCCCGGCTGAATCAGAGAGAATAACAGCCGTAGAGTTAACAGAAGCGATGGTAATACCCCCGCCTTTGTTAGGGTCTAGGTTGGCGTTATTGGTATAGAACAACTCCTGACCAACCTCCAGACCAGTGGTGTTGGAAAGCTGAAGAATGGTATTTGCGCCCGAAATCGCAAAGTTTGTGGAGTTACCAACAAAGGTCTTGTGATAATGCGTTCCCGCTGTATTTCCCACCCGGACGACATGAGCCTGTCCCCCATAGGCAAAGAAAGAAGCCAGAGTGAACCAGGATTCGGCGTTATAATTGGACGGCTTCAGAAAACGGTCTAGCTGGTTGGATTCCGAATCCACCAAAACTGTCTGATCAAGAGGACCCCAATGAAATAGGCCAGCAAATGCGGCGGGGGTAGCGGCGACGGCGGGAACGGTTCCGGTAAGATCGAATTCCTGGACACTTACGGCGGGTGAAATGTTAAACGTCATTTTATTATTTCTCTCCTGAAAAGGCTAGATTTCTTTGAGATATTTATGAAAATTGCTTTTTCCAAATTTCCTAGAAATTCAAATGAGTTATAATCGGTTCCAGGGGCCACTCCCGCTCATTTTCATCGTGCCAAGACATTGACCAGGGGTCGGCTTTAGCCGGTTGAACCATTTCCTCTTCAAGACTAGGGGCAAACCCAAAGGGCGTTAGATTATCCTCAATATATTGTTGGGTATGATCTCTTAATTCAGCTAAGGTGTTGATATCAGTAAGATTTTTAAAATAAACCTGATTGCTTAACCATGCAAAAACAACATAAGACATGACAAGATCATCATGACACCCTTCTTCGGCACAAAACGATTTGGCTTTTCGGGAAAAGGTTGATAATTCTTGAATGGTGTTGTAATCGTTGATAATCAATTGGTTTTGCTCAATTAAGAGCTTTAGAAGAGAACAGCCGGTGGACTTGACGATGGTGGACATCTTAATGCCCCGGTCGATCATCTTCCCCTGCATATCGGAGATTCGTTTTCCCCGGGAGCCAGCCGATTCAGTATGAAGGAGGTTGTCGTATTGCAGGTCATTAAAAAGGGTATCAGAGACTTCCGGACCTAGGGATGCATACTCAATCAGGACGGCGGCAGAGTTATAGGCCAGGGCCGTCCCATGAATGATTTGGGCAAATTCTGTGGGGGTGATCAGGTTGGAGCGAAAAGTACAGACCTGTTCAAATGGCATTTTGGTAATATCGGTGACCTGGAAGGCGGAATAATCCATCCCCTTGCCCTCCGACACATCCACCGTCATGACGTAAGTGTTTGTTTTAATAGGGTCTTTATACTTTCGAAGATTTTCCTTCTCATAGATAGGGACCTTGGGAACTAGTTCTTTTAGTTTCCATCCCGCAATAAGTGTGCCGGAACTACCCAAGAATTCGCATTCATACTCAGCGTTGAACTTATCCATATCAAAGTTAAGTTCAGCTAAAGTCTCTTTATACCACTTTTCACCGCGCCCCGGAACCTTATGCCAAGTCACATGAAGGGGAACATAGCCGTTCCATTGAATGCCGGGGGGTAGAGTTGTCGGGTCTTTTCCATAGTGCTGAGCCATTTCCCAAGTCTTATAGAAGGAATTTAATCCCTTAGGAGTGCTGATCAGTACCAGCTTTGTAGTTTCACCAGAGGTAATAGTCGGGATAACAGAGGCCGAAAACTCTTCCCAATGTTCAACGAACGCCGCTTCATCAATAATCAGCATGTTAGAAACGAATCCCCGGATAGCATTAGAGCTTGTGGCTTCGGCAATAGCCCTAGAGCCGTTTTCTAAAATGATGGAGCCTTTATTCCACTCTTCCACCCCCATCTGTAACCAATGAGGGAGTGCCATATAGGCAATTTGGGCTTTTCCTAGAATTTCCCGGGCAGTGGCCGCTTTGTTCGCTAACAACATAACAGTCTTGTATTCATTGAAGAGAATGTACCAAAGGAGATAACCCACCACTGTCACACTTTTACCGCTTTGTCGGGCCATTGTAATAATGTTACGACGATGGGTATGTACGTTATGAAGTAGTTCTTTTTGATAATCCCGAAGAATAAAGGGAACAAGTCCATGATCAACATGGACAACTTTCATGTAATTTTCGATAAAATACAGGGGGTCGGCGGCACATTTAGCGTATTCTTGAAGAGAATACTTGGTCCATTGGACCTTGACGCCTGCCCGCTTAAGATTGCGATTCCCCAAATAACCTTTAAAATCAACAACTTGGGCGTCTTCTTCAGAGACTTCGATGTCACCTAATTCAGTTTTAATTGTTGGCATAATGATATTTATGCCTTGACAACCTCCCCAAAAATGCTATTCTTTTGATTCTGAAAAGGAGGAAGGCATGTATGATTATGCCGTCGAAAAAGGTAAAAAAGAAGATTGACAACCGCCCCAAAATCGAATAATGTCATTTTACGATGAAAGAAGGAGGAAATATCATGAACAAGGTGAATTTTGGCACGCTGGTGGCATTTGTGTCGGGTCTTTTGCATCACGGTTACGATCAATTGACGCACGCCCACATCGAAACCCTGGATGCCATTACTGATGAGCCGCCCGTTGTTGTGGCGGGGCCTCCATCCGAATTTCTTTCCGCCGAACAACGGAATCTTGTTTGGGATTTGATTCGATGTGTAGCTGAAAACCGAAAGATTGAGGCCATCAAAATTCACCGGGCTCTGACGGGTTTCGCGCTTAAGGAATCTAAGGATGCCCTTGAAACCTTGAACGAACAGTTCAATATTAAGAAGAGGGAAACATGAAGAAGAAAAACTTTCAACTGAATGATTACGTTCGGATTGTTGGAGTTCCGAACGATAATTTCAACGAATTGAATGGGATGGTGTGTCTTGTCTTGGGAAAGGCCTATATACAAGTAATTGACACCTATATCATTCAGCTTCCCCAATGGATAAAGACCAATGATCCGGATTTTCCGGAGACCCGAACAATCTGTCTGACGGAAGGTTGTCTTGAATTGGAAACCTAAGGAGGAAACCATGACATATGGAAAACTGATTGGTCTGATCTCAAAATATGGCCTGGGACGCAATCCCGCAAGCGGGGAGACTCAATGCCTGCGATGGGAGACTGACAAACATACTCCCTGGTGGAACAAAGACGCCCATCAAAAAGGCAAGGCGTCTATTGAACTGACTGTTTGTCCGGAACGGGAAGATGAGCCCTGGGTGGAATTTGACGTGCGGGAGGGCACTACCGGGCCGTCTGGACGCATCATGTCGAAGGTGATCCATATCACTATGTCTTTGGAGGATGCCAAGGCCTTTGCCAATCATATCCTGACAGGAACATTCAAAGCATGAAATCTCTAGTGAAAATTGACAACCGGGCGGCTTGGGTTATCGCTGTAAAGAAGCGAATTAAATTCATTGAGGACTATCGAAAAAATCATGATGATGCCTATGAAAAGATATGGGCTGAGAAATATCATCGGCGTCCCTGGATTCGATGGCTGATTGGTCCTAGTACAGAAAAACCCTATGAGGACCTGGGGGATTATCCTTGTATCCGCTGGGGGGGCATTCTGAATGACGCCAAACATCTATTGAAAGTGTTAGAGAATGAACACTATACCGATGATATCTTTGTTGATATCGAAACAGTAAATATATTTACTTCTTCTGAGCATTCAGAATAGATAATAGCTCCCCGGTAGTACCAACGAAAAGGTTGTTGGTGATCCCATCGTTCTTTTCCGGGACCTTGTTCATCTTGGCAATATCGGCTTTTTGCTTCTGAAGATGCATGAGGTCCCGGCTGGACTCAATGCTGAATTTAATCATATTACCCAGGACTTCATAAAAACGGGGATGTTGGGATTGAGAAGCCAAATCCTTAGTCTCTGATATCACTTCCTCCAGGTCCCCCATCCGTTCCAAGATGTTGGAGCGGGCCTTGTCGAAATCAGAGGAAACATCCGGAGAGACCACAATCTCTTTATCTTCCTTTAGGGGCTCCAGAATTTCTCCATTCAGACCGATACCCAGGCTTTTTGCAATTGAATTATCCATCTATTCTCCTATCGGTTTATGAGCCACCAGGGTGCTGTTGCGTCTTTGCCACTGGGAGTGATCTCCGGGGGCGGCGTGGGTATACCCCTTCCCAATTCTTGGGGTAGATGATGCTGTTTGGCTTCCGCTATCCCACTTATGGACATTCACCCCCGGTATCTTATGCAGCCGCCGCCACGTTTTCAAACCCCCTTCCGACTGAGAATTGTCGGAATGAATAATCATATTATGGTGATTGATTAGGTGGTGATATAGCTCATGGGCTTTGATAGAGGAGTTCTTGCTTCCCGAAAGATTTGTGACTTTAAGCGTTTCGGAACCGTTAGAATGCTTTTGAGTTGAGCCGACAACATGCATCTCAATTTTCTTACTGACCGGATGGACAGCCGCAAAGCCCGTAAATCCTCCATGGGGACTAGTTTCCCGATAGATATGATGACCGGAGGGGGCGTTTGAAATGAGCTTGCTTCCCTTTGATTTAAACTTCTGATCGGGAAGCTTAGCCGTCATCGGAACATCCCCCAGGGCAATTTCATTTAGGATTTCTTTGAAACGTCCCATCTTTAAGTCCCCGTAAAGGTATCAAAATCAACGACATAACCCCAATTATCATCAACGGCGATCTCTAGATAGCTAATAGTTTCGGAAATATTAGAGGTTGGTTCACCATTTGCGGTAAGACCCGGCTGGAGTGTTGATGCAATTGCAATGGGGTTGGCGTTGGTCAAGGATGGGTTAGTAGCCTCATTCTGAAGACGCTGATTGATGGTAACGAACTTGATGATTGGCTTTTTCTTGACCGGTCCAAAAAACCAAGCTTTCATGCGGAACTGAATGGTCCAAATTAGGGTGCGACGTTCCTTATAGTCCTTATCATAGACATCCTCACAAGAAACGCTTTCGATGGTAATAGGAATATCTCTGATTTCATCCATTTCTGGGACCAGTTCGACCGTCATGGTATAGTCCGGCGTAAAGAATGGGATAATCTGTTCCATAATTTTGTTGGCATCTTCAATGTTTTTAGCATAAACGTACAAATTGAACATGATGTCATAGGGAACGGCGGCATACAAAACATTCAGCTTGTTCTTGTCTCCGTCAATCTTAGTAACCTTCTTCTGAATGCTCCCAAACTTCCTGTCTGGATCATAGACATAACCTCCCGGAGCTATCTCAAAGGATATCTGGGGAAGGACGGCCGCCGCCGGTCGATTAAGGTCCGGATCAGCCGTCAGTCGAACCAGCATCTTTTCTTTGGGACCAAATGATAGAGGTACTTTAATAGTTTGAGAAACGGTGACCCCATCATCCTCAAAACGTTTGATTACAATGGTGTTGAACATGTTACCAAAAAGGGCGACATACTTGGTGATTAGACCGTGATAGAAGTTTTCGGCATTCCAGATCATACGACGTTCCCGCTATCACCTTGGGAGAATGGGTCCGTCTCTGACCAATTCAGGATTTCATCGGCTTTGTCTCTGGTATCTTTATTATCAGATAGCGGGGAGACATCTTCGAAGTCAAAGGCATCGATGACTATAAAGTCTCCGTCTTCTGTTAATAGCAGAGAGCCGTCTGTATCCAGAAGGGAATAATCCTGGACGTTGATGGAGCTTCGAAGTTGAATTTCATCAATCTCTGGAATTCCGGTATCAAAAACTTCATTGGAATATTCAAACAGTTCGCACGTCAATTTCCAGGACTGAAGGGTACCCAGGGCATAGAACATGTTATATTGATCGACAAACTTGATTTGAAAAACCTTTTGGTTCATGGGAAAATAGATGATATCACCTTCCCGGGGTCGGGCTATGACAGCCGGAAAACCTACTTCACTCTCAAAGCTACGTCGGGGAATGGAGACGGTGATTTGATCCCGAATTTCCGCTCCCATGAACTTAGTCATGAGGTCACGGTCCCCCCCGAAACCCATGATGTTCTCAATATAACACTCAACCATATAGGAATTTTCATAGAGGCTTTGATCGTCGGTAAGGTATGTTCTATCCAGATTGACTAGGGTACGGGTAATGTAATACATATCCATTCCATAGATTTTGGTTGCTTCCACAATCAGGTCTTCAAGAAACTCTTGTTCAGTGGAAGCACCATAATTGTTGAAGAATTGATTGGTAGGCATAGGAATATTTACCCAATCATATCAGTTACGGGTAAACTGTAACTTTTTATCATATCGTGTTCCAGTTGAGTAATTTCAGCAACGGCATCATCATAAATCTTTTGAGCATTGAACTGAAGGCCCCCTAACATCTGGGCCCCGACATACTTAGTTAGATGAGAGCCCCATTGTCGTTTAATCAAAGCCGTAGCATATTGTTGTAGCCAGCGATCCCCCCAGGCATCATTGAAAACGTCGGGATCAATCACGTTATATGCCTCAATAATCAGATATTGCCCAACCTGAAATTTCTGGGACCAGTTTGTATCGACGTACAAACGGTTGGAGTGGCGATTATAACGGATAGGTTGTTTACCCGATAGAACATCCTGAATGAAACCTAATTTGGTCATGGTCATGACGTAGGGTAGGAGATCAACGGAAGAAAAATTATACAATTCAGACATGAAAATCTGATAGGGAACGTTATTCAAAATGTCTCCAGAGCTTTGATTAATGCCCCCCTCAAAGATACGGATAGCCCCAATGACGTTATCAGGCATGGTAATGTATTTGTTATCGATATCATCTTGTGTGATCTGATATTTGTAATAAAGTTTTTCGGACCCATCCATGTGGAAATCAAACCAGTATTTCAGGGCATCATCAATGCGATCATCAATCTGTTCGGCGCTGACGTTAATCTCAATAACTGGGGCCCCCAACCGCCGCAGACAGTAGGCTTTGAATTGTGCTCTGGTGGTCGGACTACCCGAAAGGGGGAAGGTCATGGGTTTTCCTTAATAAAAAAGGCGGACATGACTATTTATCATGCCGCCAAGGTTAATAGCGTTCTTTTCTTCTTATTGTATAGAGACTTAACCCTTACGTGTTGGCGGTTGGGTGGGGGTGAACCTTAGATTCAACGCTATCGGCCGTAGACTTGAACAAATCAGGCTTCATCCAAGCAAAAGCTCCTGCCGCTACTGCCCCTAATGCCAATCCTAATAGAAATTCCATAGTATAATCCTCCGAAATGAGTGTTGTAACAATTCTATTTATGAAGATAGAGAGTTGTCCCATCCTCCCTCAGAGCTAACCAATCGGGAGCGGTATAGGAGTGTTGGGATACCATTTTTGTCTTGTTATTGACATAATGTTGATCCCTGATCGTCCCCCGGATAATCTCCCGGAGCGGCCACTTATAGCTGTTTTTGTGGCCTTTTAGGATGGATGGCTCAATATCCCGGGCCGACACCGCCCAACGCTGAAAGTCCTCTGACCCATAGAAATTGATAATTCTGGGCTGAATGGCCGGATCAATCATCACATCATGATGATATTTGACGGACTGCCAGGAGAAATTGAAGGAATAAAACCATCCAAAATCAAATAAAGTCTTGATTTTAGTAGGAAATTTCTCTAGGGGCGGTTGACAAAACTCCAAAAGATTTCTGTCAATATGGTCTTCGAAGGGTTCAAAAAGTTGATTTTCGGTAAAAGTCTCTAGGAGGTCGGAACGGCCAAAGAGTTGATCCCCCAGACCGCCCGTCACAAATAGCTCATCGGAAGGGAACTGCTTGTAGAGGTCCCCCCGGTACTGGGTGGTCGTCAAATGATATCTGAAGTTATTTTTAACAAATCTATCAAAAATGGAACCCGATTCCAAAACAGAGTTGTAAGTCAGGATCACCCGCAGCCGTTTTAGCTCTTCGGGTTTAGCAAGGGCTAGAAAGGTCCCTAGCATCGCTGTAGAGTCCAGGCCGCCACTCCACATCAGGTTGATGGGTTTTTTCTTATCCAGAAGGCTTAAAACGCGAAGGATCATACATTCCCAAAACAAGGGAGGGGGGGACTTTTGAAGGGGAGGAAGAGGCTCAAACCTCATGTTCAGAAAATGAGGAATAGACCCGGTACGGTCCACTACAGAATGATTGATTTCTTCCAGAGGAATTTTCTTATATTTTTCAATAAGATGTCCCAGAAAAAACTTAGACCAGTAGGGTTGCAACTGGTCTAAGTTCGGGTAGGTATGAAAGGGGTTATATTTAAGAAGCTTCATAGTTCCTCATAAAAATGAATTTATCATCGCGTTTCTGAATAACGGCATCTTTCCACGAAATAGCAGTAGGTAATAGTTCCAGAACCCTTTCCTTGAATTCCGGGTCCTCCAAACCGTAAAGCTGATCTTCCGGAATAACTACAGATTTTTCAGTTGTGGTATAATTCTTATCTGTCTCTGAATTATACCAAAAACGGTTATTCACATAGAACCAATTGGGTACATCCTCAACATAGATTAGTTCCCAAACCCAGCCGTTAATGGTTGGTCCATCTTGTTTTTTCTTTTCAGCCACGATTGGGGTTCTTTTCTCCAGCATGGCCGGGTCCGGTCGGGCAATCCTCCCGTTCACTTCCTTGAGAACCCAACCATCCGTAATGATGAAAAGAGCCCCCGCAAGAATTCCCATATTATAAGCATATTCAGAGGAACAAGAATGGAACCAATTAAAATCATTGGGAAGATACATGCAAGAGCCGCCACAAAGCTGTAGAACTGGACAATTTGAACACTCATCCCTGTTACTCCAATGCCAAGAAGTGTCTAGTTTAACTTGGTCCATCAACATAACATGACCAATACGATGGTTCTTGTCAGAAGTAGTATTCTGACAAGTCATGACGTTGCCCAAAAGATCACAGGCCAGATTGTCTTCTTTGTCCATCCCACACTTCTGCCCCAGGGCATAGGAAGGCTTCCGATACTTCAAAGACATGGCGAAGTTGATAATTCGATTGACGACTGTCGATGGTAGAGCATCGACTTTATCATCTACCTTAGCCTGGAAGATCATTGTCGCCATATTGTGGGTCAGTTGATCGTACTGAGCGGGAGTGAAGCCGGTCACAAACTCCGGAGCGTCAGCATAGGAGGTAACTACCCCTTCGAATTCCACCCGGACATCTCCGTCTAGCTGTTCCCTAAAGAATTTGAAAATGGCTGTAAGGTCGATGTTATTAGGTGTCAGAACCACATTAAAGGACATCTTTGGTCCTCTGATGGCATAAAGTCTCTTGATCATAGCAAGCTGTTCAAGATTTTGGAAAGGATCATCACCCCGCAAAGCTTGACCCGGGCCATCATGAGAGATAGCCATGTTAATATCAAACGTCTCAACAAACTCAATAAATTCATCATCAATTAGAGTTCCGTTGGTGATAATGACATATCGGGTTTTAGTAAAACGTTGGGATAGCTCTTGTAGCAGATATTTGATCTTCTTCCAGTATAACAACGGCTCCCCGCCCCAGAACTCAATAACCTCTGGTTCGCCTTCCAACCACTTGTCCAAATTCTTGATGAAAATCTTGGCATCGGCCAGATTGGTGTTGATTGCCGACTCCACATGAACACTCTGAGAGCAATAAGAGCATTTCATATTGCACTTCAACCCAAGCTGGATTTTCAGCTTCTTCGGGGCCCGAATTTTCTTGCCGGGATTGGAAGGAGACACCTTGTCAACCGGGTCCCAAGCCTTAGGCTCTGACTGAACCACTTCGGACCCATCCTGAAAATGCAATTCAGAAGTATGGGGGTTGTATTTCAGAACGTGTTTCTGCCCGTTTCGGTCTTCCATCACCAAGTTGTAAATGCTCATGAATTTATATCTTTATTGGGGGCACTGGACCAAATTCTTGTGCTCCGGTGATCGAAAGAAGACAACCCGGCGCGCCGATTAGACCCATAATCGCCCCATGTTCAAAACTTAAAGAGGTCGGACGAATTGCCAACCGACCAACAACAGGCTTACCAAAATCAAATGGTTTGGTCGGATCAGGCCCGAACATTCCCGAATGATATTCAAGGGGAGGGGGATTTGAAGTATTGGTAATCCCTACGGACGGAAGCGGAAACAACCAACTATCGTCATGACATGCTTCGGGGCGACTCAGAAGATCATCGAAATGGCATTCATAATCCATGAAGTATTCGTCTTCTTGAAGAGGGGGGTTACGATCATTGGCTAGATAGATTTCCTTGATTTTAACTGAAAGTCTCAGACTATTTTCATCAAAAACCAACTTAATTTCTTTCGGGGCCAGAAGATTTAGAGCATCGGAGATCAAACGAATATACATTTACCCTCCACAATTACAAGCACAAGCACAAGCCGAAGTACAATTAGTGTCAAAATTGACGGAAAGGGTTGAATTAGCAGAACTGTAGCTCACTGTATTTACTCTGGTACCAGATGATCCTTGAACATTGGTATTATCCCCCGAAGCGGTAATCACCAGATTCTTGATGAATTGGGTGGGGGTGTCGATAAACTTAGCCCAATCTACACTGGGGGTGTTGGTGATCACTCTGGTCGTATTGATGAAAATTGCCATTACGAATTCAAACTTTTCTTTAGGACCAAGGTCTTAGAGGTTGATAGGAAGGTCGCCGTATAATAGAGATTAGACCCAAAAATGTCCACAATTTCTACTATGGTAGACGGCTTCCCCGAAACATTATTATATGATAAAATCCCGGAGTTGTCAATAAGAGTATTGGCGTTTTCTTTGATGGACATGGATCAGGGTCCGAATGTAATTGTGAGGGTGTTGCCGCTTTTTGCTATATTGATAATTGGCTTGGTATTTGCTCCCGCCAGTAGATTGGCGTTGGTTGTGATGGTCGCCGGAACATTGGTGATCAGGCTCCAATCAATCGTATTTGCATTGTTAAAAACCGTGCTGTTGATCTTGATGATCATCCGTTATCCCGTGTAGAGCCTTGTACCCTTGAAAGTGATATTATTCGAAGCCATGATAAAGTTCAGAATGGCGTGAGTGGCGTTGGCCGTTACTGTAAAGCTTCCAAGATTGGCGGCCGAATTTGATATCATGCCGATTTCAATAAACCCGGTTTGAGCCCCGTCGCCCTGAACAACAAGAACATCAGAAATCTGATTGTTGGAAGTGTTGTTGTCCTTCAAGGTTAGCGTATATTTAGCACTTAAGTAGGATGCTATCGGGAAGGAATCAATGATCTGAGTATTCGGTAGGGTCGTGACCGCCAAGGTCTGATTCATCGTCATCAACGTACAGGGGCCCATGATCAAAGCCGTTGAATTAATGACGCTATTGGCTGTAGAGTTTCCAATCAACAAAGCCGATGTGTTAAGAGATAGGTTGGCCCCCACAGAAATAGCAGTTGTATTAACCTGAGAGGAACCAACTAGCAGCTTGCCTGGGTCCATATTGGCCGAAGCAGTGGAATTTGCCACAGAAAAGAATACGCTATTCAAGGAGGCATTAGCTGTAGTATTTCCAATAGCCAGATGGATTGTATCCAGAAGAACATTTGCCCCATGTGCCGTGGCCGAAGCATTCACCACAGAACCCCCAATTGCCAACTTCAAAGGATCAAGGTTGGCAATAGAAGTGGCGTTGGCTAGGGAGATAAGAACTGAGTTGGTTGACAGGTTGGCGGTTGAGTTTCCAAATGAAGCTTTAACTGTGTTGATAAAGACATTGGACCCAATTGAAAGTTGGGTGGAATTTGAAATCACATTAACAGTGGAATTACCAACCGTCAGGCCGGTAGTGACAACTACAAGACCTGATTGAAGGGCGGTTGAATTGACAATACTTACCCCGACCAACAATTGGAGGGGTTGGATGTTCATTGTGGATGTAGAGTTTGCCAGGGATATAAGAATGCTATTGGCCGTCAGGTTGGCAGTTGTATTACCCACAAAGAATTTGACGGTGTTTAGGGTGACGTTGGCCCCCACCGTCAGGGTATTTGAGAGGAATACGGTGTTGGTTGTTTTATCAAAGGTATGACCCGCACTAGCACCATAGACGCCAGAATCATTAAAAGGAATTTGAGTATTTGCTCCTGCCGCCGCTATCGAAAGGACCGCCCCGTTCACATAGATACCCAAGGAATTCACTACACAGTTTTGTGTGGTATTCCCCAAGGAAAGGCGGATTGTGTCCAGGACAATATTGGCTCCAAGACCCAGGGCGGTAGAATTTAACACAGAAGTACCAATAGACACTTTCAGAGGGTCGATATTGGCGATAGAAGTAGAGTTTGCCAGGGAGATAAGAATGCTATTGGCTATTAGGTTGGCAGTCGTATTTCCAATAGATAGCTTGGTTGTATCCAGGAAGACGTTGGAACCGGCAACCAGGGCCGTTGCATTGACCTGGGCAACGCCGATAACCAGCTTTAAAGGATCAAGGTTGGCAATTCCGGAAGCATTTTGAAGAGAAAGAAGAACACTGTTGGTTGATAGATTGACGGTGGAATTACCGAAAAAAGCCCGGACGGTTGTGAAAGAAACATTAGCTCCGATAGAAATTTGGGTAGAGTTCGAAACCACATTGACGGTGGAATTACCGGAAGTCCAACCCGTTGAGAAAATTCCCAAAGGAGAAGAGATAGCCGCTGTATTGACTATAGAAGACCCAACTGAGATAATACCCGGCTGAATGTTGGAAATACCAGTGGAGTTTGCGGAACTAATCAATATTGAGTTGGCGATTAAATTAGCGGTGGAGTTACCAACGGCCAGCTTGTTGACATCCAGAGTGACGTTGGCTCCTGCCATAAAGCTGGTGGAGTTAACAAGAACATTGGCTCCTACGGCGATTGCCGTGGTATTGGCGATGATATTAGCCCCTACCGCAACTACTGTAGAATTGACCGTTGAAACACCAATAACAAGCTGGGTGGGTTGAAGATTGGCATTTCCTGTAGAATTTGCTACTTTAATGCCGGTATTTGAAATTTGAATATTGGCAGTGGAATTACCGAAAGAGGATAAGAGAGCCCCTCCCATGAAATTATTGGCATCAATGGAAATGGTGTCGGAGCCAGAATCATAGGAAAGACCAATAGAAACGACATTGGTAGTATCGGCCGTGACCCCGTTCCAGTTACCGGACGTATAGGCTTCTAGGGCCCCGGTGTCCGTATTATACCGGAACATACCGTTAGCGCCTGTTACGGGGCGTTCCGCCGTATTACCCCGGGGGATAAGGATGGCATCGTTAGACGCAATGTGTAGGGAGGTGTTTGGGGTGCTGGTATTGATACCAACTTTGCCATTATTTGCAAAAAGCAAAGAAGTATTTACAATTATGCCATTTTTAACCCGAAAAGGTCCGTCGCTCATTGGTTCCACTATCCCCGTTTATTTCTTGTATTTATCTAAATTTACCTTTGATTGTCGTCTCCGGTCTCATGTGGGTCTTAATGGCCCTCAAGGTCTGTGGTTTGACTTTGATCTTAGAAGGTAAGGCATTTCGGAGTTCAACTGAAAGGTCCACTGTCTGAGGATGAATATGATAGATCGTTGAACCCAAAGTTATTCGGTAATTGTTTTTTGTAAGATTAATATCATTCCGCCCCAGGGTATAAGACCCCGACCCCACAGCCATCGGGTATGCATGAGGGAATGTTACGGTTTTCCCGCTTAAATTAAAGGTCCCAGAGATAGCGGTTATATTGAAATTCTTAAGAAGACCCGCTGATTTCCCCGAAAGAATATAGGACCCGGTATTTGCATAGAGTTTTCTTGTCGAAGTCAAGGATGCATTCTGACCGGAAAGATTGAATGATCCCGTTCCAGAGCTTCGGAAGTTACCGAAAGCCACGATGGCGTTCTTACCAGAAAGAGTATAGGACCCGGTAGAAGCGGTTAACACAAATGTTGTCTTAAGACTGACCGTCTTTCCACTTAGAGAATAAAGGGTTGTGTTTGCTGAAGTGTTTAGGCCCCGTAGTAATCTAATGTCATTTCCTTGTACAGGGAAGAACCGGGTTCCTGCTATATCAACAAAGTTATGACGAAGAGAAATAGCATTACCTGTAGTTGAATATGAAGTGGTATTTGAGTTTAATATTCGGTCTGCTTTGAGAGTTATATTATAACCAACTATATTATAGGTACCAACATCAATACTGATGGAAAGTTCTGAATTTATTGACAATATTGTTTGCTTACCACTTAAGATATATGTCCCATTATTTGCAGAGAAGATATAATTTCTGGTAAATGAGACTGTCTTGCCGGAAAGGGTATAAGAATTTGTTGAAGAGATTAATGTATGACCGAAGACCAGATTGGCTGTCTTACCGGCGATAGCATAGGAATTTGTGTTCGCGGTTAGTTTCGATACCTTGATGAAAGATGCGTTGGAACCGGTGATCAGGTATGAACGGGTATTGGAATTAAGCTGGTTACCCTTATTGAAAGTAACCGTTTTACCAGAGATTGCATAAGAATTGGTGTTGACAATAAAGGTTTTTCCGGAACCTAATATAGCAGATTTTCCAAGAGAGGTGTAAACTCCTTGTGTCGCTGGTGTATTTGAAGTCTTGGTCAATGAAGCGGTGCTTCCGATAGAGAGATAGGAACCGTTTGAGGCGACCGTATTTGAAGTTTTCTTCAGAATCGCCACCTGTCCGGAGATCAGGTATGTTCCGGAATTTGCGACATTTGTATGATTATATATAAAGGAAACGGCCTTACCAGAGATTCCATAAGATGACGTAACAGCAGGCATACCGATTCCAAAGGAAACTGTTTTTCCAGAAAGGGAATAAATACCTCTTGACGAACCTGTTGTCAAGAGACCAACACTCTGTCCGGTAATACCATAAGAAGCAGTGTTGGCCGGTCCAATAATATCGTTAAAGGAATTGGAATAGGCTCCGGAATATGAACCGGGATCGGCCACAAGGTTTAAGTTCGTAGCTCTATCGTTTAGTTTGGCGGCAGAAATTGGCTGAGAACCAATAGGAGTAGAACCGATACCAAACCAACGATGATTTACCGGAGGTATCAGGAATGCAACCTGACCGGTAGAAATATATGATCCAAACTGAGCGGTAAGTATAATCGGAGCCGCCAAAGCTGCGGTACGACCGGTGACTGAGTATGTTCCGGATGAAACATCCAAATTATATAGATTTCTTATTGCCCCCCGGGCAGAGGATTGGAGATTTGGTCTATGCCAAGTCGTCCAGGGTCGGCGGAAGGTCCATTTTTTATTTGACATTCCTCTTTGAGGTCTGACATTCGGGGCGGAGATTATAATTGTGGCCTGGGTTGCCCCAAAACTTACAGAGCCCCCACTTATAGCATATGCAGAGGTATTGGCATTAACTTGGAACCCTTCCCGAAGACCGGCCACCTTTCCGGCGATGGCATAAGAATTTGTATTCGCAACAACATTGTATCCCTTTGAGGTCGCCGCGTTTTTACCGAAAAGAGTATAAACCCCCATTCCATCGACCAATTTACTGGTCTTTGTAAATGTTACAGTTTTTCCAGAAAGACTATAAGTTCCCTTATCAAACAGGGATGATGAACTATTAGTTGGATATCCGGTAATACCATAAGAAGCAGTATTGGCCGGGCCAACAATGTCATTGAAGGAGTTGGAATAGGCTCCGGAATATGAACCGGGGGACGCTAGAATAGTTATAGAACCACTTGAATGGTCGGAAAGTTTCGCTCCGGAGATTGTTCCGGAAGAAATTGGACCAGATGAAATTCCTTCCCAGAGCGTAGGAGCAACTGTGGTTCTTGTTAGGGTAGCAGCGTTTCCTGTAGTTGAATATGTGGTTCCCCCCAGGGATAGTGTAAAGTTTCTTAGGTCTGTTGCCCTTGCCCCTGAGATGGCAAAAGACCCAATGGCTCCCACTGAGATACCCGCTTGTATGGTGGCTGTTCGAATAAAGGTAACATTTTTACCGGATATTGAATATACTGTTGCGCCGCCCGGAGAGGACAGAAGTCTGACTAGGAGAGTAAATCCGGGACTAACTCTTTCGGATGAAGGTGTTGTTGCGATTAGGGTCGCGGCAATTGTATTTTTACCGAATGTGGTATAGGAACCAAAGGCTGGTCCTATACCCTTACCATACGTAAAGGTAACGGTCTTTCCACTAAGAGAGAATAAACCCGCAGAATCAGAGAGTGAAATAAGGGTATTCAGGCCGCCGCCAATCGCGGTGTCTGATATAGCAAAAGAGCTAATCCCTACTTCTTTTTGACGCAGCGCAAAATTTCGATCAAGACTGACGATCTTTCCGGAAATTGAATAGGAGGAGGTAGATGGCAAAAAGAGATAGGTTTGGTTAAAAGTGACAGTTCGTCCGGTAATGGCGAAAGTACCAGAAACCGCATTTACTTTATGACCTTCGCTTAGCGCCGCCGCATTCCCGGTTTGAGTGTAGGAACCAGTTGCGGCATTAATAATATGACCATAATTTAGATTGGCTGTTCTTCCCACAAGGGGATAGACTGTGAAAAGAAGAGAAAACGGGCGATCTCTAACAAGAGAAACAGTCTTTCCGGATAGGGAAATGCTTCCTTGAGCCGCAATAATAGCCCGGGTTAGAGGGAAGTTTACAGTTTTTCCGGATAGGGAATAGACACCGGTATTATAGGTACCGGGAATATTTCCCCTTGCCAAATCAGCAACTTTACCGGAAATATTATAACCGGTGCCTATTTCAAATAGGTTATGAGTCTGTTTTAAACTTGCGTTTTGTCCGAACCGGGATAGAAGATTGACCAGGAGTGTGAAACCCGGGTAAAGTTTCTGTGTTGAGGTTGTTATTGAATAAGTGGTGGCCGCCGCCGGAATATTTCGCGTTCTGACAAGAGTGGCGGCTCTACCTGTAATAGAATATGAGCTTGTATCGGATATAACGCCGTGGCCAGAGGCGGAGAAGGTAACGGTCTTTCCCGACAGGGCGAAGGTCCCGGTCGCGGCCGAATGCGTAAGGAAGCGTCGGGGAGAACCCGCAATAGAAGCATCACTAATAGTTGATGTTCCAATGCCCATCGGCGGGGCCCGGGCGGAGTAGGCCAGAATGACACTTTGCCCCGTTGTAACATAAACCCCGGAAGTCTCTACTTGAACATATGTCCGAACAAAAGTAACAGTTTTACCAACTACAGCATAAGTGCCGCAGGTTGCAACAACACTATAACCTCTGGGCATACTAACGGAACGTCCGGTCACTGAGTAAGTCCCGGTAGAGGTCGTTAATATATATGAAGAGATTGTCGATACGCCGGTTACGGAGTAAGTCCCGGACCCGGCATTCAAGGTCAGAGAACGCTGCGAAGAACCACTAAGAGACTGAGACCCGATTGCGAAAGAACCGATACCCTCTGTGATTTTAACATATTTTGCTAGAGAAGCGATTGCCCCTGAGACGGCATATGTCGTAGTTGCGGCTGGTAATACATACGTCTTGACAAGGCTAGTTGACCGACCCGTTATGGCATAGGTAGTATTTGCAGACGGAAATACATACGCCCGGGCCAGAGTAGCCGTCCGTCCCGTTATGGCATAGGAGGATGTATCTAAAGAAAGGGTATAAAGTACATGTTGCTTAACCGCAGGTTGGCGATCTCCTGCTAGTCGCCAATTTCTCCACGGTCGTCGGAACGTCCAGGTTTTTGCCACATCATTAGCCTACTATTGGATGCTAAACTTTGGAGTAAAAATAAAAACCATTATACTCCAAGTTCCTCCCAGACGATCACACCTGAGACGGTCATTGAGGCAGATGGAGCGGTTGGAAGCTTTAGACTGAAAGCTGTGGAAGGAGCAAAGAAAAGGCGATCTTCCGGAGCGGGAAGATAAAAATAACCATTCAGAAACTGCCAGACATCACTTTGAATCTTGGTATCAGTACCAGATGAGGTACATTGAGTGGTAACGTCGTTGATACGGGCTGTTACTGTAGAGGCTGCTCCCCCCGGAGAATGTAGAACGGGGGTAGGGGCTGTTCCACCGGTACCCTGGGTGACAGTCGCGGTCAGACGATGGAACTCAATTTCCTTACCTTCCGTCGCCGTCAGGGTCTTTTGTCCCAACCGAATTTCATGGATCAGGATAGGATAAGTTGTGCCGACTTTCAGAGAAAATAGGTCTTGTATAGCGGAAACAGCTACGGCGTTGATAGGGGCAGAAAAAATTGCCATTTTGAACTCCCAAGTATTGAAATTACTTGGTATTTATCATTTTTCGTTTTAACAAATTTGAAATGACTTATCTTCGAATATACTTCCGGAGTCCGGGAGAAAATCGGTCAAAACGATGAGGATTATCCGTAAAGATTATCAGGCCCTTTTGAGAAGAACCGCCCCCCGCAGACGAACCATTTGATTTTCCGCCGCCGCCGCCTGCTCCCCCATAAAGACCCCCATTCGAACCGATATTAGCGC